AAAAAGTTTTGTTCAAATGATGCATCAATATCCAACTTATCCAAATCACCATAAACTTCATCGGTAGATATTTGTACAAACTTTTTTAAGTTCGGGTTTTTTCTTGCTAATTCTAACAAATTGTATGTTCCTTCTATATTTGATTTTACAAAAGGTTTACCATCTTTGATTGAATTATCCACATGAGATTCTGCAGCAAAGTTTACTAGGTATTCATATTCACCCAAATCTTCTTTAGTAACATCACATATATCTTTTTTTAGAATAAATACTTTAGGTATAGTATTCATATTAGAAGCATATGTTAGTTTATCTACTACCATAACATCAAATCCTAATCGTTTACAAAGATTGGTAAATGATGAACCAATAAATCCAGCTCCGCCTGTTACTACTATTCTCATATTAATACTTTACATTACTAAATCCATTAACCTTTTTTATTTCAACCAAACTATCTACAACATCTCTCATTGAATCGATATGTGATATAATCATCACAAAATCAAATTGTGTTTTAAGATAAGCAAATAACATATAAAGAGATGTTAAGTTTTCATTATCTAATGTACCAAATCCTTCATCAATTACTAAGAAGTTAGGTCTTGGGAGGTTACAGACATTGATTAGAGCAATTCTAATTGCTAAACCTGATATGAACCTTTCCATACCACTACACATCTCCAATCCCCACTTCTGGTCATCGTAAACGATAAATGCGTTAACATTCTTACCATCCATCTCCAACTGCATTCCGAAGTCAACAATCTGTCCTAAGATGTTGTTTACTTCACCTTCAATCATAGGTAGTGCTTTTTGTATCAACTCATACGATACACCATCTCTACCCAAAGAATTAAGATAATATTCAAATAGATTGTGAGTTTCTTCTAAATCTTTTACCTCTTTGATTCTATCTTCTATAGTTTCTTTTTGATTTTGTAAAGCAGATATTGTACCATTCATTCTTAAAATATCAGTATTGTTATTTCTGATTATTTGTTTTATTTTTGTTAAATCTGAACGAACATCTACAATCTCATCTCTAACTTCTTTATTTTTCTTAATCTGCTTTTCGTTCTTATAATATTCTTTTATAAGTTGCTCTTGTTGAGTGATTTGTGTATAATTTTTGAATTCTTCTGTTTCAATTGTTGATAACTTGTTAATAAGTTGAGATATCTCTCTATCAATCTTATCTTCTTTTTCTTTAGCTTCATTGAAATTTTTCCATTCTTCTTCCAAAGTTTTTAAAGAATCTATTTTAATCTCTAGTTCAGATAATTTAGATTTTAATTCTTTATTTTCTAATTCTTTTTCATCTAACTCTTTTCCTACCTTTTCTTTTTGCTCTAAGATTGTTTGTGAGTTTTCCATACAGATATCACATTGTTCATTATATTTATGTGAATCTAAATGTTGTTTTCTTTCATATAAGGAATCTAATTTTATTTCTACTTTATCTAACTCTGATTTTATTTTGTTAGAATCCAACTTTGCTTCGTTTAAAGAATCTATTCCCTCTTCTAATACTTCTTCATCAAATTTATCTAAAATCTCCTCTAATGTTATCTGAAGTTCTTCTCTTTGGGTGATTCTATTTTGTATCGAATCTTTATCGGTATCTATCTTATCTTTTTTCTTTTGTAAGATTTTCAATCGTTTTTCTAATTCCTCAATTGATACACCACTATCAGCATTTAACTTTACAATCTTCTCATTTAATCTTACAATTTGATTTTGTAAATCATCTTCTTTACCTTTAATAGTTTCTTGCTCCTTCTCCATTTCCCCATACTCCTCAATAGAAGATTTAAGTTCATTTTCGATGTCGGCGAGTCGGGTCGTAAAATCATCACTCTTGAATTTTCTGATAAGTGAAGCGTTATCTCTGTTCTCATCACTTGCCAATCCATATAGTTTATCAAAGATATCTACTCCCATAAATTGAGCTAATATCTCTTTTCTTTCGGATTGTGATTTATCTATAAACAAAGCATTATCACCTTGCAAAGATAAAGTAGTAAGTACAAAGTCCTCATACTTACCTAAGTATTGTATTATGATTTTGTTTGTATCTTTTCTTTGTTCACCATTTAGTGAAGTGATGTGTCCATTCTCATCACTCCAAAAATCTACATCTACTTTTAGATTTCTTCCGTGGTTAATTAACTTAGCTCTTCTTTCGATGAAGTAATCTATCCCATCTATTTGAAAGTGTAGTTTACATCTAAAATGTGTTTTACGATTATTAAGTATATTCTTAGCCATAAATGTTCTACTTGTCTTATCGTAGATACAAAAGGATAAAGAATCGAACAAAGCAGATTTACCACTTGCATTAGGAGCAAAGATACCAACGATACCTTTTGTTTTAGTAAAATCAACTTTGTTACCCTCACCATAGGAAAACATATTAGTAAACTCAAATGATTGTGGTATCCATTGTATATTAGGAGTTACATCATCATCTGTAAGTTTTGTATTGATATCTCTGTTGATTTGCTGAATCTTATCTATAGTATCATCATCTGCCAAATATTGCCTTTCTAAGTATCCCTTAATAAGTTCGTTTTGTAATTCAACATCCCTAACATTACCGATTGTTAAGTTGGTATCAAACTCACCAATCTTTTGTTTGGTTAAAGTATCCATTCGAGTTACAGTAAACTCTTGTACTTTATATTTCTTTTTGATTTCGGTTAAAGCTCTTTTGATTTGTGATGGGTCAGTATTTGATATCCTTACTCTTAATCGAGGTTTCTTAGGCATATCAGTTACATCTGGCACCACTCCATTATCTACATCTAAAGTGTAGAATCCGTAATCATTAGGAATGTTAAATTCTTGGAATGTACGAGTCGGTACATCCCATAGTAAGTATCCATGCTTTTCTAAAGATTCACCATGATTTTGTTGAATCATAGAACCAGCATAGGCGATATGGTCTCCTCCAATAGTTTGTCTTTTGTGTATATCTCCCAATAGAGCCATATCAAATCCATCGAACATTTCTTCAGTAAATGAGTTAGAAGATACGATGTATCCAACATCAGTTTTTGAATCATTTACCGGTCCGTGAAAAACACATATTTTATGTGCTCCATCAATGGTATCCGCTTTAGGCCAATTTTCCTTGTTATCCAATATAGAATAGACAACAAAAGTAAGATTATGGATATTATAGACACCAGTATCACGAAGATAATGAATTCGAGGATTTGAGAGATTTTCGATAATAGGTGTGAGTACATCTAGTCTGTAGTTATTATTTAAGTTACAATCGTGGTTACCTGTGATTAACACAGTTTCTCTCAGTTTAGCACATTCGGTTAGAAACCAACTAATCTCCTGTACTAATTCAGGAGACATCTCAGTCTTAGCATGAGCTATATCTCCTGCAATATAGATAATAGAATCTTCTATATTGTCTTGTTTAACTTGTTTTAAGAACTTGTTGAATACTTCTCTGTATTCTTTGTGTCTCTTCAGATTTCTAATGTGTAAATCTGCTAAGTGATAAATTTTATTTATGGTATAACTCATAAAATATATTTTCTAATTTAGTTTTGTGGTGTTCCAAAAACTCTACTAGCTTTTGGTAATTTTTTTCATATACATCTTTATATTGTGAACTTAAATCTTTACACTCTTCTAAAGAAAGTTCACATACTCGTTTACAAATTTCTAATTGTTGTGTTTTGTGGTCTAATCCAAAGTAGTTTGGAAATTCAAATCCAAATGATTCTAAATAATCAAATGCCTCTTTTTGTATTACGATTATTGATGGTCTTTTAAACATAAATGATTTAAGTGTCTTTTCAGTAATTTGAATTAACTTTGATGAATTTTGAAATGAACTACATCTAGTTTCCATATCTAATGAAAATACAGATTCAAAATCTTCTGTTGGTAAAGTATTCGATTTATAATCTCCAGTTTTTTGTTTTTCTGATTCAAATTTCTTTGATGGTATATCATCGTTTTTATAAGCTAATTGAAAATTATTTATACTATATACAAAAGAATCATAATCTTTTAGTTCATTATAAAATTTTATTCTATCTTCTTGCGGTCTACCAAACTTTGATATTAAATTATACTTTTTAGATTTTTCTTTAAAATCATATTTTTGTAAATACAAATCGGTTATATCTAAAAAAGAACCAATACTTGTATATGATTTAGTTTTTAAATCGAATGGTGATTTATCAGATAAAAAGTTAAATATAACAAAAATGTTATAATCTAACAATTCATCTATCTCCTTTTGATTTTTTTCATTTACAGTATCCCAATAAAGTTCGGACATGTAAATTATTATTTTTTTAAACTTACTACTAAGTTTTTGTTCTTTTACTATTTTTAAGCATTCTACTAATAATCCATTTTCTTCAATAAATAAAATATCATCACATTCATATTTTGATAAAAGAGTATGAATGGATTTAAATCTTTTGTCTTGTTGTTTCCAATATCTATCACTTAAAGGTATCGGATATTGTATTGAATTATTGTTTCTTTTTCCTATCAACTTAATTTGTTTTTCAGCACATTAACATAATTGTTTGATAAAGTTTCTAATAGTTCATAATTATGAATTAACTTATTAAAGTTTTCTTCATAATAATCTCTTAACATATTTTTATTCATTTGCCCAATCTTATAAACATTCTCATAATGTTTATGAAATCTCTTAGTTGGTTCTAATATAGTATCAAATTCATAATCTATAATATCATCAAATAACTCAAATCCTAATTTTTTAAGTACTGAGTATAATCCCATAGGCCCAAAGAATAATGGAATCTGAAATGAAAGATATGGTTTATATATTTTTTCGGAAGTATAAATACTTTTTGCACCAATATCATCATGTATATTCGTACATCCTACTATTTGAAAATATGAATTACAAGAATATGGTAAAGTTAATGAATCTTGGTCAACCCTCCCATTCCACTCATAATCCAAATATATTGGAAAATCATCACATATCTTATTATATTCTTCCTCTGTAAGTCTTTTTGGTTTAATGGTTCTAAAGTGTTGTTTATAACTTTCTATATCTTTCTGTTCCCATAGAGTATCGTAAGCTATGTAAGAATAAAAACACTTATCTAAAAGATTATCTTTTTTAAGATATGAATATAACAAAGTTCGATGCTCTTTCATTACACCATTTGTAAACTGAAAGGTTTTATACTTCATCATTCCCTTCCATCTTTCAGCTACAATTCTACTCAAATATCTATGTTTGTTTTTACCAGTGTTGTTAACATACATATTGAATCTATTTTTACATTCATCAGCTGATTCATCTAAATAGTATATAGGTGATATTGCTTCTACTTTTCCATATACTACATCATTCTCATGCCTACCTATTCCAATATCGGGATGAAATATTATAACTTTTTTACAATCTATATTATCATCAATAAACTTACAAACTTCCTTATAATCAGGTGCACCTTCTTCGTGCTGAAATATATAAGCGCTATCTATTAGTAGATAATCATTACTACCAACTGAACTATCTATATCTTTTATGTTTTGAAATATATAATTTGTTGGTTTGATTGCATCATCGCCTGTAGAACAATCGTGAAATAGTGTTTTATAAGTTAGTCCAGTTCTTTTTAAAACATCAACCCAATCTGCCTCATATAATCCCTGACTGTAATCGTACTCTATTGTGTAAATCATTTTTTATTATATGTTCATAAAGTATATCAGCTATAATTTTATATCCTTTTGTATTTGGATGTAAAGCGTTCAAATACTCTGTTATTTTTTTATGTTTAAACTCATCCTTATCTTGCCAAATATCATCTTCACTCCCAACAATTTCATCAAACATTGATGAGTTTGGTTTAAAATAAGTTTTATCCCAACTTATAAAAGATGTATCCTCAGTATTTCTTCTTACTTTTTCTGGCTCAAATGCGTTACATTGTAAAAAAGGAATACCATAATATTCTGTATATTTTTCTATAAGTTTTTTATAGTTAAAAGATTTATAATCAAAGTATGATGTATCCAATAACTCTGTAACAAAATATTTTTTGTAGTGATATTCAAAATTAGAATGTTCTTTTTTTAAGAACCTACCATACTCACCCATCAAATCACCACTCCAAAATACAAATGGTTGGGGTTCATCAAAAGTTTGTGGGAAAAAATCAACTGTTTCTCTAAGTGCTGAACTCCACATACATATTAATAGTGTATCTCTATTTATATCTTTACTTTGAAAATCTGCGATTATATGTGAAAACATTTCATAATTTCTACCACCACATACTGCTCTAATTTCATATGGTACATTAAGTTTATCTGCTAACCAACGAACCCAACTATGTTCATTTCGCATATCCATTAAAACCTTTGGTTGAGCACAATAACCTTTTTCACATTTTTCCCAATTTGGTAAAAGTGCTAATCTTCTATTTTCTTCCGTATCATCCCATCCTTCACCAACAGTCCAACTATCACCATATGCGATTATCTTTTTAAAAATCATATACCCATTAGTTTTTGAGAGATAATATCTTCAAATCCACTTTTTTTAGTTTGTTTTAAGATTTTGTTAACTTTTGTAAATCCCATATCTCCAGCATCTTTTTCTGTAGGTAAGATGTTTGTAACTGTAATTCCGTTATTCATAAAATAGTTTACATAGTAAAGAGCTTGGCTTTGTGCATCTTTATCTAATAAAATTTTTATTTCTTTTACACCTTTTTTATAGATATTATCCATTAGAGTTTTTGGAATAAATTTACCCAAAAGAGGAATAGCATTTCTTTTGATACTCATCGCATCAAAAACTCCTTCACAAAGTGTGATAGGTTTTTGCCAATTGATTTGATTTTCAAAGATAGTAACATTCTTCGATATCGGCGGATTTTTATATTTAAACTTTTCCTCAGAGAATACAGACCTTGCGATGAAGTAATTGAGTCTATTATCCAAATCGTAGGAAGGAATAATAATCCTATTATTATAAATACCACTATCACAATAACCAATATTATATCTAATAATATCTTCTTTACTGATTCCCCTATCTTTTGCATATTGTACCACCTTTTTATACAATGGATTTAGACCTTTGGGTTTTTTTAACAAAGATTTAAATTCTGATGGTAACCTTAGTTCTACCTTTTCTTCATCGGTAGGTGTTGCTGAAACGATGTAATCATCACCATATATTTCATAAACTTTTTTGATTTTTTTAGAATCAACATGCAATCTTCTAAGTAGAGTTTGTATTTTTCTACCTTTAGCATCACATACCCAACAATGCCATTGTTGTGTTTCTAAGTTTACTTGTAACTTTTTTTTATGATGATGACAAAATGGACAGTGATGTGCCTGTTCATTTCCTCTTAGAGATGTACCAACCCCTAAAATTTCATCTAAAATACGGATAATAACCGATTTATCTCGTTGTGAGAGCATAAGATATACAATTTACAATGTAAATATACGAAAAATTTTTCAATTTTCCAAATCTTTTCTAAAGAATTTTCCTAAAATATTATCATTAAAACAATGAGATTCATACAAAACATTATGTTTTATCTGTTCTTCAAGCTCATAATAAGTCATTGCTTTCTTTGTTTTACAGAATCGTAAGATAAATTTACTGATATCATTACCATCCCATTTTTTTACTTCTGAGTGTGATGATTGGTAATTTTTCCAATTTGATTCTTTTACCACCTTTCTTTTTCTCTTTGTACCTTTTAGTGGTGGTAGTGTTCTGTGTGCGTACAAAGATTTTCTTCCGATATAAAATTCACCTGTTTTCTTTCGTATTTTATAAATAAATCCTATTGAACCTTCAGGCATATCAGAAATTTCGGTAATCAGTTTACCTTCATATTTCCATGTGGGCATAGTCAAAAAGTTTAGTAATCAACTGAATCAGAATATTTTTTTGTGTTCAGTTTGCCGCCTCTTGCTCTTTCTAAGTTTGTTGGTTTTGATATATCCTTACCTCCATCTAATGAGATAGGCGTTTTGTCCTTTGAGTCTTTTCCTAATTTTGAAAACTCAGAAGCTTTAAATAAATCAAGTATTGAAGCCATAATATTTTTCCTCTTTTATATAAATATAAGTTTTTTAATTAAACATCAATTCTAACGATAAAGTTAACTGGATAATCAGGCAAGTTCTTAATTGGTTTTGGTAACTTAGCTACTGCCATCATTTCATTATCGTTATTATACAATCCAATTGTAGTGATAAATGGCGCTAAATATGAACCAGTTAAATCAGTTGAACCCGATTCATAATAATCATCCCAACTCCCACTAACAAATTCATTTGTAATTGAAGATGTAACTGAACCACTATAAAATGGTTTTCTATCTATACTATATATATCTCTTATCTTTACAGTTTTACCCGGTTCACCTTGTACTATTGGTGTTGTAACAAAATCAGTTGAACCACTTTCGAATACTGTAACTGCTGTTGGATTTTGTGAATAATTGAATTCACAATCTCCAACTTCTAAGAAAAACTCATGCTCATATATTGTATGAGTTCCTTTAAATTTTAAATCATATCCATTTAATAGTGTTGTACAATTTGCATCATTCATTACAAACAACCCTTCACCATAAAATACATTTCCAACAATGTAAGCACTCCAATTAGTAATTAATCCAAACGGATTATCATCATCAGCAAATCTTATAATACCACATTCAAAATCCATTGTAAGTATTGATACTGCGTTCATAGCAGTTGCTCTAGTATCAGCTCCACCTTGTGGTTCTATTGTTAAAACATTCAACGAACCACTTTCAAAGTTTGTCAAATCTGTAGTTCCGTGGTATTCATTTCCATCAAAATCTGAAAAATGTATTTCACCTGTTTCATTATTAAGTAAAAGAATTTTAGCACATCTTGTACTTTCAACTAAGTTTCCATACCCATCATCAACAATCTTCAATCTTTTTGATTCTACTTTTGGTGTATGTATGAATAATTCAACTGAACCTGGTTTTATTTCCTCACCATATTCAGATTGAGATACTGCTAATAATTCTATATGATTTGTTAATACTCTTTGATTACCATAAGCAAATTGTGGATGTTGTTTTCCTGCGCCTGTTAGTGGTGATAGTTTATTTGATTCGTGATAATATTTTGCTTTTGTGGAGTGATATAGCATTCTTTGATAAAAATCATTTGTCTTTGCCTCATTTATTGGGTCAAAAAAAGTAGCTCTATCAAACGCACCACCTGGTATTGTATATAGATTGATTACCTCATCTGATATCGAAGCTGAATGGGCAGTATATATTTCTGTACTACCTGAACTATGTAGATAAGTTTTATGAGTCCTAAAAGGTCTTATATTTACATTCTCTGTTGGTATTTCTTTTAACATATGATATTACTCCTTTATATAAATATCACAAAAAGAAAAACCTCACTTTTGATGAGGTTCTTACTTTGTTTGAAATGCGTGCCTACGGTTAAAAGTCTAATTTAACTTTTACTAATATTTCTTTATCAAACGATTTTGCAATCGGTTGAGATGTTTTAGCTACTGCTAACATTTCGTTTGCATTATTGAATAATCCAATTGTTGTAATATAAACTCTTGGGTCTCTCTTAAACGATGATACTGCGAATGCATTATCTGAACCACTTACAAATGTTGGGTTGTTAGAGAAATTAAATTCTCTGTTCTGTGCTCTAACAAAGTAATGTGATGTTGATACATTTTCTGTTCTTCTTGCTTCGAAATCAGCTCCACCTTTAATTGCTGCGTATAACCAATGGTGTGCTTTTTGGTTTTTATCTACTCCTACGAATTCAGAACCAGTGGTTGAGTAACCCGTAATAATATTTGTATCACCAGAACCAGATACACCTTCACTATATTCAATCTCTGCTTCTAATGCGCCAGGATTTAGTAAGATAATACCTTGGTCTGGATAAAATAATCCATATCCTTCTCCTCCTGCAAAACTTCCACTTGATGAACCTGATGTATATTTTTGAGCTATTTCTGCTTCTTCTGAAGTTCCTAATCTAAGTGAACCACTTACTACATCAAATACTCTACCTGATTTACCAACTGTATCTGAGAACTTCTTACCACTATCATCAATAAGTGTCATTGTTCCTCTACTACCACTTAATTTAAGTGACCAGTTACCAGCATCTAATTGTTCTTTATATCTTGCTCTAGCTACATTAATCACAAAGAAATCTTCTGTGTTATGTCCTGTACCAGATGATGATGCGAATGTAAAATGAGAATCTTCTTGTCCAAGTAGTAAAGAACGATACTGCATATAAGTTGCTTTTGTAGGGAATGTAGCGTCATCAGAGTTAGCGAGGGATACTGAACCACTACCACTAATATGCCCATAAGCAACTGCGTATTGTACTACTTGGTCACCTGCTGATGCAGTTTGGTGAATATTATAGAAATAATCACCTGAAGCTGATTTTGCTTGTGAACCAGTATGGTGTTGTGCTAAAGAACCTGTATCACCAGTCCAAAGACCTGTTGTTACAACTTCAACTTTACCTGATATTTGGTCAAACTCATTGAACCTTTTATATATTCCTGATGCTGCTGATGTTCCATCTGCAGTTAGTTGGTCATTACCACTTAGGTATTCATTAATAATACCTGCTAACTCTTCAGAAGAAACTTCACCATCAGCGTTCTGTAGGTACTGAGCTAACTCATTAGTTAATGCTGCTCCCTGTTGTCCTGCTATTTCTGCCATAATTTTTTCCCTCTTTTATTATTCTTTAACAAATGTAATCGTTACAGGAATAGTTTGTGAACCACCTGTTTCGTTACCATATACCGTAATAGTTGTTTTTATAGTTTCAGTAATGTTCGGATTAGGAATAAACGAAAACTTTAATCCTGCTTCTACTGATGCTGTTGTTGTTACTTCATCTCCTAAGAATACAGGTACCGAACCTGCCGATACTGCTAATCCACTACCTACAACTGTACCAGCGTTCTTATTTGCTAATACTACAGTGTATCCAGCTGAACTATTACCTGCTGGTGATGTAGTTGGACTTAGTGATACTTCACCACTATTCTGATTTACAGATATAGAAGGAATACCAAATTCCACTTTTGGAATCTTAGTTGTTCCTTTTGGTAAAGTTACCAATTTAAATCTTAATGTTTGTGTTTCATCTGGTGATGCCTCTAATATTGGTATTGCTTTAATAGCTGCATCATAAAATGCAGAACCCTTTGGATGTGCTGGTTCATATAAACCATAATCTATCTCATCATCTCCTAAAGCAAATCTTGTAATGTTAAGACCTTCACCTGTTGCGAGCTTCTCTCTACCTTTTTTGGTGAGGATAGCATCGACTGTAATTTCTGTGTTATCTAAATATGCCATAATTGTTTATTCCCTATATGTTTACAATATATAAATATAACTTTTCTAAAAAATAAATAAATTATTCTATCTCTAATATCGGTTCACCACTTCCCCTACCACTATCTGATACTTTTAGAGTGTTAGGATTCGTAGTAAATACCTCTATTGGAGGTGTTCCATCTAAGGTTGTAGCTTGTGTTTGTTTACAACCTTTAAAGTATAAATTTTCCATACCAGCTGGTAAGAATGTAGTATTTTTTTGATGTGTTGGTAAATAACCATTCAAAGCAGTAACTTGTACTACAGTTCCATCAGTATCAATATTACCAAGTGAACCCGTTAATGAGCCAGAAGGTGAGGTGAAGGATACTATTGTTTTTGTTTTTAAACCTGATTCTGAAACAATTGTTCCTAATGAACTATCTAATGGATTTAATTGTACCTTTTGTTTAAATCTTTTTTCTTTTTTAACAACCCAAACTCTTAGTTTTTCTTTTTTGTAATTATTAAAATTATCTCTTGTAGTTCTAACAATAAAACCATTTGTTGCTGGTCCAATACCAAACCCTGCATTTGTAATACCATCTGGGTCTATTCCTATAATATCACTATTACTAAACTCTAATTCAGATATCAGAGATTGAGAAGCTGCACCATCACTAATTATTGATTCGTAATCTAATCTACTACTTGATATTGCATTTATTTCTGTATCAGTTATATTTCCAATGAAGTTATTAAAGTTTGCATTTACTTCATCTATCTTACTTTCACTTATTTCTGCTTCATATGAAGGAATAGTTTCTATAAACTCTACAACATCAGATAAATCTAATTTTACCTCTTTATGCTCAACAGATGATGATAGAGCTATTACTGAACCTCTTGATACATCCTCTTTACCTTCTTTTGATTCCATTAACTCCGCAACAGGTTCTCTTCTTCGTTCTTTATTCCTTTCTAAGAAGTGAGGTTCAATCAATAAACCATCCATTACCTTAACCCTTGCAGGTATCATTTGTTTGATTGTTTCAAACAAAGATTTATCTATATATTTTATGATATTAATATACTCATATATGTTGAGGTTATATCTTCCAAATACATACTTTCGTAAATTCAACAAATCAGGATAATCATCTTTGTATTGGTCACCAGCATGTCCTATGTAATCATCTATACTAAAATCAGGTAGTGATTTTATAATATCCAAATTTAGTTCTTTGGTAGGTGATAGGAATATACCTAATTGATTAGAATCTAATGGTGCCGTATCAAATGCTTTCTTTGTAGCTCTTTGTCTATATGATAAGTTCTGTACTAATGAAGCTGATTCAAATCTAAATTTATCTGCTGGCCCAAATCCCATAGATGGTACTTTAGCGGTAACCTGTCTATCATAAACATCATAGTGGAATGGATAAGTTGAGTTATCACTAAAACCACTACCAGTAGCTGATGTAGAGTATCTTATTAATCCATTTGAACCTGTATCAGGTGCCACATTTGGAATAGATGGATTTGAATCTAAATTTTTAGGTTTTTCAAAATCCAGTCTCAACATTAAATCTTCTGTAGATGATGATATATGATTACCATTAATTTTTTCAGGGAATAGTGTGTGGTCTGCAATTACTGAACTTGAAAGTGATGAACTCCAAATTCTAAATTCATCTAATGAACCTGTAAATCCATCTCCAACAGATAATTGTGAACCACTAAAGAATTCGTTGATTGAAGATGTAAAATCGGTAGATGAACTAAATTGCATTCTGATTCTACTTTGAAAATCTTGCATAGCAACTAACTCAATGGATTCTGATGTACCATTTTCAGATGCCGAATGGTGATTAACATTTATAACAAATTGTGTAAACTCATCATTAAATAAAGAACCAGATGTAGTAACTACTTCACCAAATGAAGATGAGAAGTTTAATCTACCAATGTTTCCAAATTGATGTTCTAATTTAACATTCCAATATGGTTCATTGGTTATAAGTGATTGTGTATGTTGATTAGATGTTCTAAATCTAACCTCAACCGCATGTGATGATGATACTCCATTTTCTAATTTCCAATCTACTAATATTTTTGAGTTATCAGTATCATTTGGCATTTGTACCGCTGATGTTCTATCATCAAATGTAAATGTGGTTGTTTGTGTTTCTTGTTGTCTTGGTCCACCAAACTCCATAATTGTAAGAAGTGATGATGGAATACCATATGTAGATAGGACTGCACTTAATCCTCTACGAGTACCTTTGTGTTTTAATAAGTATGGTAAATTATTTAAGATTCTTCTCCATATTGTATTTTCATATTCTTTACCACTTTTTACAAGTTTAGAAGTTTTTTTGGAATCTCTAAATCCTAAAACATATTCCCATAATCTTTTGGTAGATTGAGAAGAATGTGGAATCCAACTATAGTTTTTAAGGATATGTTTTAACATATCATCACTAAGACCAATTCTTTGTTTTTCTTCTACTTTAATATTTTTCTTTAGTGCTGTTACATAAGTCCAAAGGATATCAAAGTGATGCCCAATCATATCTAAGAACAAAATGAAATCAGTCTGTTCATCATCATTCTGAATATATTGTGGAATGTTATTTGCTAAGTAGTCTACATTATCTTTATCATATGCTGATGAAGAAACTAATAAGGTATTGTACCAAGCTACCGAATCACCACTACCAGTTGATTGAAGGGATACACCATCTGATTCTTTTGGAAATGCTAATGATGAAGTTGAATCTGTTAAGAAATGTTCAAATCCATCAAAGTTAGCTTTAACATCATTAATTTTCTTTTGTAATGATTCCTTTTCTCTTAGTAATGATAATGATGTTGTAGCATCTCCACTACTACTTTCTATCGTAGCAATACCATTTTTATATGTTTCTAATAATGATACTTTGTAAAAATAATTTCTTGCTCTTTCTTCTGCTGAACCGAAGTGTACAAAGTTATCAAATCTATAAGCTTCACTTACTGTACCATCTACCGAATATCCGTATTCTGTTTCTATAAAATCAAAAGATGAGGAAACATATTCTATATTAAGTTTTTTAGTATCTACACCCGATGATGATACAAAAGTATCAATAAGTTTTGCAGATGATTGCGAACCACTTGCTACCAACTCATCTATAATTTCAAATCCAGTATCAGCTGGTGAACCACAATCGTTTACACCAAAGTTTGGTCCTTTGAGTGGTACACAATATTCTTCTGAATCATCTACAATAGAAATCTCATCGATTATTGGTTGTGTAATAATTTTAGAAATAAATAATTCTTGGTTAGGTTGGATTTCTTTACCTAATGGTTCATACATTTTAAGTACTAATGCATTAAATCCTCCATCTACATATTCTGGTAAAAATTTATCTCTTAATTCATCATATTTAAAGTTTCTAAAAGTTACATCATCCTTTTCCCAATTAGCAATCAGTTTGTTTTTTCCTTCACCAAAGTGAGCTAAGTGTGTTAAATATTTTGATGTTTCATCATCAAATAAATTTAAATTCAAATCAAAAGCATCACATAATTGGTTTACTATATCTTCTCTTGGTAAATCTATATCAGATTTTACAAATGTTATTTGTATTGATTCTAATTTACCAACAACTTCTTTTGAAGTTGATGTGTTATGTGGTTGTAATAATATTGTAAATTTAAACTCATCATCATCTTCCTTTATTTTTGTACCTAATAATTTTATAATTCTTTGTACATTAAAATCTACTGATTGTGTTGGAGAAAACTTACCATATGGTTTTGATTTATCACCTATAAAAATATTAACGAAGTTTGTATTAACGGATTGATATGATACAGAAAAATCAACATCGTATCCTTTAAAATCTGCTCCTTTTAATCTTTCAGGATATGATATGTTTACAATATCAGGAGTTTTTACTGCTACTTCATTTACAACATTAATAATAAATTTTTGTGGTGTACCTTGTCCATATGATTTATTGAATGGACAAACATATCCTATATATTGACCTACACCTGCGTTGAACATTTTATTACTAATCAAAAATACTCCATCTTCATCTGTTTGTTTTAGAGTAGTTTTATTGAGTTTAAGTTCAACAGAATCACAATTTTCAGAATCATATCCTAATGATAAACTGATTGGTTCAGCTATGTTATATCTAAAAGTTGTTGGACTAATTGTTACTGATGGTACTAATATTGGTCTTACCTTTTCAAGAAAAATTAAGACTGTAACTGGCCCATCAACATTTATACTTAGTTCTTGTGCAGGAACTTTTTCAAATCCTTTAGCATCTTCATCTACAATACTTCCTTTTAAAATATTGAAAAATTTAATCTTATAGTTAGATACATCAGTAGCTCTTAGGGTAACAGAAAATGGTTCACCTGCTTTTCCCTTAAATGTGTTACTATTAATTCTTCTTACATCTCTTCCATTTATGACAGCAGAGTAATGTTGAGTAAGTTCTGTACCATCTGGATTATCACCATCAGGTGTTAATACTAATAGTTCAGGAACTTTTTTAGCTGGTGGTCCATCATCGACTGTAGTATCATCATCATCTACTATATCATCAACTATAATATCATCTACTTTTGCTTTCTTTAAATCAAAGTGTATTGTTTGAAATAAATTAGAAATAGATAAGTCAGATTTTGAACCTACAATTTTACCATCAACTCTATGAACTACATTGAAAAGAAATACTTGTGTTCTTATTTCTTTTTTTCTAGTTATAACTTTTGGCCTACGCATCTCCTCTTCAAATGTTGGAGAAAATGACCTTATTCCATCTATATCACCTTCACGCGGTCCACCAGTAAATCTACCTTGTCGAAGAGGTCTTAGACCAGCTGTTATAAAGCTTGGTTCAATGAAATCAGGTTCATCGAAATCTAAAACTTTTTCTTCAATTATTTTTACTTCTTCTTTTACTCTACCACTAATACTATATGATTCATTACTACCATATCCTGTCTTTCTTACAGTTACTGTCTTTGTAGTTCCAATAAGTTGCTTATCTGTATATGATAATATAGTCGGAGTTAATTTTACTCCAGCTGGAGAACCATTTACCAATACTTCAGCATTACTTGGACTTGAAGTTACACTTACAGTTAAGTTCCTACCTATTGCTGGTTTTATTGGTGGTGTTGGTATTGGTTTAGGCAAATCTACTCTCGGAGCGGGTCCACCTGGTATATTTCCTCCTCCTAAAACTCCATCTCTATCAGCATTACCTGCTAATACTAAATCTCTATCTCTTCGATTAAATGAATCATCTCTTACAAAACCGCCACCTCGTTCACCAGCTCTTCTTGGGCCAGATTGTAATGTACCTCTACGCTGATTAAGATTTACAGGTTGAAGTTCAATTTGTGCACCCATTCTTGCTCCACGCTCTCGCATTGCAGCTAAGTATTCTGCAGCATCTGTTACTGCTCTTGGAATTGATACAGGTGCTGATACTCTTGGCGTTGGTCTTGGTGGTGGTATCGATTTGATAACATCACTAAATCCCCTATCCCTTCTCCCAACAATACCTTTCGGTCTTAAAGGTATATTATTAGGAATACTCGGTCTAAATGGAGCAGGTCTTGATTTGATTACTTTTGGTGGTGGAGGTGTAATTCTCCTCACTACTCTTGGTTTTGGTGGTGGTGGTGATGGTGCTCTTCTTGGTGTTGGTTTTGGCGGAGCTGGTCTCACAACCCTAGTTCTTCTTCTAGTAAATGCTCTTTTTTTAACAGCAAAAGGTGAAGCGGTAGGTGTAACAGGTGCCGTTTTCGTTCTTATAGTATTTAATCTACTACGAATTGCTGCACTAGTCTTTTTCTTACCAGTACTACTTCTACCTCTTCTACTTCTAGAAGGTGGTCTAGTATTAGTTGGTCTCCCAAATTTTCCTCTTCTTTTTCTTCTATGTGCCATAATTAATATCCGCCTCTACTATAACCTGTAAATGTATTACCTGGTGTAAACTGATTTTGTATTCTTCCAGAACCAAATCCACCTGGTCTTCTTACTGCAATACCTCCACCTCTTCTTCTTAATGGTGTTCTTCCTTTTGGTATTGATATTGTTTTCAATACACTTCTATTTTTTTTAATTCTTCTAACTCTTTTTGGTTTTAAAGACACCCTAGTAGATGGCTTTGGTAATGTTGGTATTCTTCTACGACCTCTTCGTCTACGCTTTGGTTTTGGTGATAAAATACTATTACCTCTTCTTTTTCTCGGTGGGGTTGGTGGTTTTAATCTACCTAATCCAGCAAACATAGGTGTAAATGATGGTAAGTTAAATTTGATTTTAGGTAACCCCTCAAAACTCTTTTTAATATTTTTTCTAATTTCATCTTGCATAGAATCCAAATCAAACTTTATTTTATCGTTGATATCTTTAAGATTAAAATTCTTTATTACATCTTTTTGTTGTTTAGTTAATTTTGGCTTTGGTTTTATTTTAGGTTCAACAAACTTTGGAATTGGTGTATCAATTCTACATAATTCTTTTTTCGTAATTATTGTTTCCTTTGGATGTGATTTACCTCTTACACTTCCTTCTAAAGCACATATTCTAACTCGTTTTCCACTTGGTAAAGCAAAAAAGTTTGAATCACCACTCATATCAGTATAAGTTATTGCAGCTACACTCCTTCCCTTATAGTGTACATCATAAAAATAATATTTTTTTGAAGGTGGTGCTATCTTAACAGGTTTAGGTGGTGGAGTTGATGTTACTGTTGCTTTTACAATTTTAGCTGGTTTAACTACTTTAACAACTTTTGTTAATTTAGTATCAATTTTTTTAGAAGTACCAAATGTTTGTAGTATAGTATCTATTCTATCTCTACTTTCTAATTTTGTTAATGTTGGACTATTTTGTACTTGTAAGTTTCTTTTTGGTAAATGGAATCTAATACTATCACAAATTATTTCCATTGATTTTTTTTGTAAGGTTTTAATATCTAGTCTTTGAGAATTAGATTTTCTTTTTCTACCTCTTTTATTTCTTCTTTTTCTATCATCTTTAGGTGCTTGTAAATCATCTAATAATGGTTTACCATAATCAGATTTTCCAAAAGTAAATCCTCTATTACTAATAAAGTATCCAATTGCTTGTTTAGCTTTTACAGTAACATCATTTATAAATCCATCAAAGTTTTGTATTTTAAATTCTCTTTTAACATTATCAATCCAATCTTGTCCATACAAAGCTCTAATTCTTTTAAACACTTCAGTTGCATCTATTGAATCGATAAATCCATCTAATCTATTCAGAACATCATCTCTAAACTCTCCATTCTGTAAAAGTATTTTATATCTATCTCTCAAATCTCTTTGTAATCTTTCATCTTCTGTTTTAAGTGGTAAAACTCTTATCTCAGTTCGTGAAGGTGATATCTCCTGTATCCATACTTTGTTTTGAAAATGTTCACTACCAACTCTTTTATTTAACAATGTAATTTGAGTTCTAAATAAACCATTCTTATATCCAGCTTCATTTATTAGTTTTTCTACATCAACAAAATATTCAGGACTTTGATTTGATGCAGCTCCTCTTGCAATCATAAGATAGTTTCTAATATTATCTATTTCGGAAATGTTTATGTATCTTACCATCTTTCCGTTTTCACCTTGCGGTAATTGATTATCACCATTATCATAAAGAATAAACTCAATAGTATCAGTCACTCCTCTACCAAAGAAAGCAGGCATTTTACCTCTTTCAAAAATTTTTCTATCTTTGATATCAATTCTCTTAGCTTCTTTTTGCAATATTTCTTTAAAATCTTTTATTGCCATTGTTATCCTCTATCGTGTTTATTTTTGTAATTTATTACTATTGTTTCACCAGCTCCTTCAATTTTCAAATTACCATTGTATTCATTTTTCTTTCTACCCTTACCATTTAATGATTTATTTCCAGCTGGTCCACATTTAACTTTCTTTGTTTCACCTGATTGTACTGTTACAGATGGTGGTACTTGTAACCAACTATTACCTTCTCTTGTAAATTTAAATGTTATAGGATTTTCAGTACCATTTGTTAAATCAATATTTGGTCCGTTCTTCCACCCAGTACTTCTTGTTCCTCTTCTTGTACTATAATAATACAACGCTGGTTTATCTTTTTCAGCGTTTGGTGTTGCATTAGCAGTCCATTTACCTCCAGCTGATTCAGCACCAGCTGCTAATTGAGCTTGTACACCAGCTACTTGTGATTCTAACGCAGATATTTGTGTTACTAATGCTTCTTTTTGTGCGGTTAAACCTTCTACCTGCGCTTCTAAAGAAACTCTTTCTATTGCTTCTGCTACAGATTTCTGAATAGCTTGTTGTAAATCAATAGATGTTTGTTTAAATTTATCTGCAGCTGCTTCTGCTGAGTTTTCAGCTACTGTTACTCTGAGTAAAGATGCATCGAGTTCTGCTCTTAATCCATTTATAGTGGATTCTAATTCAGATATTTTTGATTGTGCAGATGATAACTGATTTCTTAAATCACTAATTATACCATTTAATCTATTTACTTGTGCTTGTAAAGCATCGAAATCTGATTGTAAAACTACATCAGGTAAATCTTTTGGTTTATTCGGAATTAATTCATCAACTTCTGTATCTATTGCTAATAGTAGTTGTTCTTCATCATACTTTGGTCTACGAAGTTTACCACTAATTTCACCATCCATAGAACCATTAACCTCCTTCATCTGTTCAGCAAAATAGTTATGCCTTCCATATGGGTCAATGGATTTAATAGCTTTTGAACCACTCAAAGTTAGTTCATCAATTCTTACATCTTTATCTAATGCCATTATTCAGTTACTTCAAATATATAATCATCATCAAAGTATTCAGCAGAACCTGTTCGTTCTATTTTCAACTCTACCTTATAACTTCTATTTATTTCAAAATTTGTTAAATCTAAACTAATTCTACTTTTGTTTCCAAATGTACTTAATTTAGAAAAATCACCGAAAGGAATAATAATATCATTACTTTCGCAATCTCTTATTTGGTAGAAAGATGATGTTGGAAGTAAGCTGCCTGTGGAGTATCCAAATGTGTTTTGAAAAGTTTTTTGTGGATACAATTCTCTTGCGAATACTTCTATATCATATCTTCCACCAGCTCTATATGATTTTTTTAATCTTTTAAGTGATATTTTGTATTCTTCTGGTAATGCTTGTAATGAACCCGTTTCATATCTACTATCATCCCAACCGATTCTAACCTTTGGTTGATATATTGTGTGTGTTTCTTTACTAAAGAATTTTAGTTGTCCATAATCTATATCATCATTTTCTTTGGATGATTCGTGTTTTATTATGAATCCCTCATTAGGGTAATCTTCATCTAACCAAAATGAAAATGATGAAGATACATCAACAATTAAATCAGTTGATTCATAACTATAATTACGAATGGCTTGAGATGCAGTGTACCACATACCTCCCTTTCCATCAAATGAACCAGTTGCACTACCACTATTTGGTACATTAGTTGGTAACCAATTAGAACCACTATCTCTATAGTTCCAAGTACAACCATCCGTAGATATATCATCGAACCTAGTACCATTACCCATTTCCCAACTTTGTGAAACAGGATTTATTTCCAATGAGTATGATAAAGGAACTTCTGTTGGTTCTGTTTCTCTAAGTACCAATTCAGCTACGCTCATTGTTACACTACCATCTGAGAGTTTTGTGGAAAGTGAATCTGTATCGAACTTTATTAAAGTTCTAGCCGTATCCTTTAGTGAACCATAATAAACTTTAGACACTTCTAATATTTCATCCAACCCAGTGTTTTGAGTTGGTTGTTGTAAGTATATACTTGCGTCTTTAGATGCGGTTAAAAAATAATACATTATACAACTCTCCCTCTTATATCCCTATCAGGGAATTTAAATTCAAATATTGATGGGTCTAACGATGGATATATTTGTTTGTTCTTCGTTGCTCCAGTAATATCATATGAATTTGGTGAATAACCTGAAGTACCTCCACATAAGTTTTTGAACTCTGTTTTAACTACTGATTGTACTCCTTCTATGTTTCCTATCAACATTTCAACTTCACCAATATTAATTGGCATGTTAAATGTCCATTTATCTATTTCAAAATAATCTTTGAGAGCAGTAATACAATTAGTTAATACTTCTCTCTTATTATAATCTCTAAAAACTCTAATTTCGAAATCTAGTCCTACATTTATAATAAATCCATCTAAAAGATTTACACCATCAGTTAACATTCTAAATTCATTCATATATGTTTTTAGATTTTCTTTTATAGCTCTGTTGAGTGATGTTAATTTTTTATTAGAATCATATCCTAAGATATATAAGTTTACTGCAAATGGATTATTTTTTTCTTTAACATTTGATTTTTTATTGGATAAAAATTTTGAAACTTGTTTTTTTATTTGTTCATCAGTATTCTTACCATCAGCTTGTAAATCCTGCACTAATTTAGAAAATTCATTTAATGCTGTCGGTGAAGCAAGAATAGAAGCTGGTGAATTATCATCTAAATTACCATCAGCTGCACAAAATGCTTTTGTGATATTACCAAACTTAGGTGGCATTGATAATGCTCTAACTTGATAATCTTTTGATGTTACTGCTCTATTTTGTGAACCAAAGTTAGCTATAGCGTTTTCTCTTATCTCATCTAATGTTTCTGCTCCTCTACCACCAGTAGCTGGTTGTTCGTTATCTACTGCTAATGAGTTTTTTACAGTTGAATATAGATTTCTTTCTGCTCCAGTAAATGCTGATAAATCTTCATCAAAATCTACTTTTGTAATTCTTTGGATTTTATTTTGTGATACATTCGATTCAACACCACCACCTACTAAATATTTTACGGTCATAGTAGTATTTTTAGGTGATTGCCCATATGATTTTGTAAGTAAGAAGTTTGATGGGTCAAAAGATGCTCCTAATTTATCTATAGAATTTGGTAGACCTAAACCAACATTTTTAAATGTAGGGATTAGTAATTCATCGTTTTTACCAGCATCACCACTACCAAACTGAATAGTAGTCGTACCATTAGGATTTGTAATCACTTTATATCTTCGTGGTGTCTTAATTAATCTAAGAATAGATGCTACTGAATCTCTAAACTGAAATAAATCTTTATCTTGTGCTTCAGTATTCGAATATTCTACATAAACCATTTCTTGTCCCAAGTATGGTACTTTATAGTATCTGTTATTGTTAGTATCCCTAACATCAAATATATCAATTACATTTGTATCAGGTATATCAATTCGTGCAAATTCTTCTTGAGTTGCTCCAAATGTTATTTCAATTTGTTTTTCTGTAGCTGAAATTACATCAACTGGCTTTTTTACTAAATAAAATTTAGGATTATTTGTTGTTGCATCTCTTTCGTAGACACTTATTTCTCTTTCATCGGCATCTGCAAAATCTAATAATTCAGTTGTTCTAAATTGTATTCCATCAGCATCTAACTCCATACCTTCTTTTACTCTTAGGTAATAATCTGTATCGGGTTCAAATGCTAAATCACCAGATGATACTGGGTTTGTTAATCGTCTTGATGGTACTAATTGAAATACACTTAATTTAGTTGTTGCTGGTGAGGTTACTTTTGCTTTATACCCCATCAT